TCTTTATTAGCATTATTAGCAAACTCACTACCATATATCTCATTAGAGCTGTAAACATCTAGTGTTATATTTTTATTTTGAATTATTTGCATGGCATATAATAAAACATTTAGTCCTCTCCAGGGTGTGCAATGGTGTATTATTTTTATAGGTTCGTCTTTTTTATAAATTTTTCTTTTTGGAAAATGACTTACCCCATTTTTAATAACTATAGATTTATCCTCTGGTATTTGAAAAAAATATCTAAATTTTTCAAAACACCAATGTGAATTAAAAACATACCAGTCATATTCATTATGCCTGTCTTTGTTCCTAAAAAAACTTTGAAGGTTTGGCTGATCCCAAGAATTTTTTTGCCATAATATATTTATTTTATTTGGATCTAGTGGGACTTTACCTGGAATAGAAGTGCATATTTGTGCCTTATCTAAAAGTTCTTTTGGAACGTACTTGTTAAGCATTTCTAATTGAATTTCAGTAGCACCTCTGGGTTTCATTGAGTTCTTATACTTCATAGGTTACGGTTTGTAAACATGTTTGAATTCAGAGTTATTTACTGTCCATTCTAAAAATTCTTGATTTTCTACAATAGGAAAACCTGCTAAGTTAAAAGACGTGTTTAATAGCATAGGCACATTTGTTTTTTTAAAAAACATCTCGATTAAATCATAGTAATTTTGATTATCAATTTTTTTTAAAGTTTGTATTCTACAAGTATTATCAACATGTACTATAGAAGGAACTTCTTTAATTGCTTTTTCTTTTGCATAAACTGCAAATGACATGTATGGGCTTTCTTTCAAAGAACCTAAATCAAAATAATCATGTGCATATTCTAATAATATAGTCCCTGCTAATGGTCTCCACCATTCTCTTTTTTTAAATTTATTAACAATATTTTTAGCTTCAGGATTTCTAGGATCAAATAAAATAGAACGATTTCCTAAAGCTCTAGGTCCCCATTCACTTTCATTTTGAAAGATAACTAATGGTTTTTGTTCTAATAATATATCTACTGCTTTTTCTTTAGTTTCTATAATTATCATAATACACTGCAGCACCAATTGATGTACCCGCATCATGAGGTATTGGATCTACAAAAAAATTTAATTGTGGGTATTTCTTAACATATTTAAAATTATTAGAACAGTTTAAAAAGTAACCACCTGACAGTAAAATATTATTTGTTTTGTTTTTTATCATGTTAATTAATTCACATGTTTCTTTAAAAGTTTTTTCTTGCACATCTTTTGCAATATTTACTTTGTCATAATCGAGGTCGTATTTTTTATTACTATAACCATAAGAAGATAAACCCATGACCTTACCCGAGTTTTCACCATCCTCTTCATACCCTATTTTGCCACATGCTTTTGTAAATGATAAACCACCTTTAGTTTCATTCGTAAATTTATTTAAAAAACCATTAACATATTTAAATAAACCAACTGAAGGTGTGTCTTTTGATATTTCTTCATTGCCCCTGTAACAAGTGCTATGTTTAAAAAAAGGTGTAACGTTTTTATTATTTATTAAATAAATTGATTCTATTTCTTGATACGGAATATGAAACTTACATGCACCACCACCGTCAACAATTATAGCTGCAGCTTCATTAAAATTACTAAAATAAAAAGATGAAACAGCATGATAAATATGATGTTCTTTTTCATCAAAGTAATATGGAGGATTATCTAATTGTTTTTGTAATGCGTTTATTATTTTTTGATCACTACAATTTATGTAAGAATAATTTCTACCATAAGAAGTATAACAAACAAAATCTGGTTTAAAATTTAATTTCTGCAATATTGATTGATAGACATCTGTGTTTTCGTCTGGAACATAATTTTTTTGAAGAGTATATCTTTCTTCATTATAAAAATGTGTAACTTTTTTATTTTCGTAAATACAAATAGATGGATGATGAGATATATTTATAGAAACTATTCTCACAAAAATCTTTATTTTTTGGTCAACGACTCCATAGAAACTTTAGTAACTTTAATTTCAAGGTCTTGTCTAAAATCATCCACAGTAGTATCAGTATTGGGATCAACAACATCAGCATCAAAATCAGCTTTGCTATCATATACTTTTCCCGTTCTTTTGTTCTTTACGATTTCTTTAGCCTCTGCAGGTATTTTTTTTAAATCACTCATACTATAAATTTAATCTATCGATTGGTAATAGTCAATCATTCTTTCCAAAAAAACCGACTGATAATATAATTCTTGAAGACAGACTTATAACTTTGTGTGGTGTGCCTTTAGGTATAAATATCATATCACCCTTATCAATTTCATAATATTTTGTTGAATCTTCAAAAACTTTATATAAGGTTTTACCATTTAAACCTATTATAAAAACATCCTCTTCATCAATATGACTATTACCCGAACCACTTTTAAAACTAAAAAAAACATCACAACCATCTTTTTCATGTACTTTGTATTTAAATACTTCTCTTAAAAAATTTTGATAAAATTTAAAATCATCAAATTGATCTTCTAATTGTTTTAATTGAAACACTGCTTTAAAAAAATCTCCATTGTTTTTTGGATTTATATGTGGATCATTTTTTTCAATGTAATCTAGTAAAGAATTAAAATCATATATTTTTTCAAATGTTGTAAATTTTTTAACAAAACAAGTTTTATTATCTTTTATTTTTTTTACAAAGTCTGGTAGAAGGTCAATTTGAAGTCCCATTTCTTTTAGCCTTTTCCTTGGCCTTTATATCTTCGTGTTCGTTTTTGACGCTTTTCATTTTTATTTAAAGATTTTTTATGTTTTCGTGGGCCTCTTTTTTTAGGTTTATCTCTTGGTATAAAATGTGTAAATTTAACTTTAGCCATTTTCTTGAGATCTATCTATTAGTGCATAATTTATTGCTCCTTGAATTGTATTACTTCCTGTAGCTGCTTGCACTGTAATTGCATCACCCGCTTCTAAATTTAATCCTTGAGGTGCAGCATTAACTTGTGATTTTGCCGGTACATCGTCTCTGAAAAATTCAAACTCTGTGCTTGAATCAGAAGAGTCCACTAAATTCATGTTTACTAAAATAGCTGAAGAAGCATCACTGTTAGCACAATAAACGCTTTTTACAATTACTGTTGCATCGCTAGGACAAGTAAATACTGTAGTTTTACCTGTGCTAGCTTGTTTGAAACCTTGATTTTTATATCGTATTGTCATGATAAAAAATAATTAAAAGCATCCTGTTCATTTTTAAGTTCTTGTTGATAAGAAGTGTTTAACTTATCTTGCATCGTTCGTAAAGACTGAGTTACTTGTCTTTGGTTTTCTTCAGTATATTCTGAAGTTGGCTCTGGTATAACAATATCAACTCTAGCCATTATCTCATACCATCTGGTTGAATATCTGCTCTAAAGGTTCCATACCTCCAATTTTCATCAGTTGAAGTATTGGCTATTTTTAAATTTGCAGCTCTAGCTCTAGCTCTTGTATCTACCTTATCAGTTGTACCTGTAACAGTGAAAGGTCCGAGAGGCGAGGATGCTGAGGCATTTGTAGAATAATTTCTTAAATTTAAAGTTATCTGGCAATTACCTGTAAGTAATTTAAAATCTGGAATAAACCTTCGCATACTCATAAATACTTCACCATCACCTAGATTAAAGTCTCCCGATTGTATAAATGCTGGTATAGCTGTTTTTGAACCGTTGAAGTCAACTTCATTATTTCCTATTTCATGAGCGTAATATGTAGATGCTCCATTCACATTTGTTATTCCTTGAACAGTCGGAAAAGTAGGCAAACCAGATGTATTAAATTTAGATGCGTAAGGATTATTATACAAGGTAGCATCATGCCAACTTGTTCTATCCAAAGTGCCGGTAGTCCAAGTGTTTTCGGTATAGTTATAAGTCACAACTCTATCATTTTCAGTAGAACCTGCTTTAGGGTAAAACCACATTAATTCTTCATACAAATGATTTAACCCTGCAACAACTTGCTCTCCAGAGTTATAATTTATACCTAAGTTATCTCCTTTATCTGTAAATACAAAATCCTCAACTAAACATGGAACTGATTTTACTGTACCGTCATACACAAAAAAACCACCAGCTTGACCCATCCACCACATTCTACCATTAACATATTTTAATGCGTGTTGGCCAATTAATCCACAATTACTCCCTACTTGTCTTATAGAGAAAGTAAAAGGAGGCCCTACAAATTGCATTACATACGCAGAAGTATCTGTGACTATTAAAATATAGTCTTTTGCTTTAGCTGCACCAACTATTTTTACACCAGAGTCTATTCTAAAAGTTCCTGCAGTATTTATTGAAGTGGGTTGATAATCAGATAAATTTTCTTGATCAGAAAATCTTATAAACATTTTGTCTTGTGTGTTAGCATTTCCAATAGTAGTTTCTGTACCTAATATAATTAAATGTCTATCTCTTTCTGAAACAAGAGTCATCACAGATCTAGTTGGTGCACCGGAAATAACTGAAGCTCTAGTTTGAAGAGCACTTGTAGAAACTGATAACGGATCCCACTCAAAGGTTTTTCCGTTTTTTATTGTACACACTAATTTTTGTCCAAAGTGGTCAAGAGACCAAGTTGCAGGATCAAGTTGTGTAGTAGAAGATAATGCTGAATTCCCCCATCCAATATAATACTCAACACCAGCTCCTGAACTGTGTGCAGATCTAGTTCCTCCTGCATCTCTAGTAATACCTGTTAAGTCATTTGTAGATATACCCGTGTAGGTTATAAATTCTGCTCCAACTTTTATTGTTCCTGAAGTTGGAAAACCAGCAGTCGATGTAAGAGTTATACTTGTACCTGTACCTCCTGTTCCTGCCGTATCGTCTGCTAAACTTCCGTTGAGTGTACCAAGCACACCTGAAGCTCCACCCCAAGTACTAGCACCCCATCCATAACCATAGCTTTGTGTAAGGGGACCTGGTTTTATATATGGGTTGATTGTTGCAGCTCCACTTGCAGCAACTGAAGTACCTGCATTAGATGCCATAGTAATTGTAAAAGTATCTACAGTAGGAGCAGTAATTACTTGAAAAGTATTTGTAGTAAAATCTGAAATTGAATAACCAGCTCCTACAGGAACTGTTACTGAGGTAAATGTAAATAAATCACCTACTGATAATCCGTGAGCAGCTTTATTAACAGTCACTGTTGGACTAGTGTTTACTGTTGTAAAAGTAGCACCGGTAATAGCGGCATCCAGAGGTGTTATATCATAGAACACATCTTCATAAAATATTATTAAAGTTCTGTTTGTACCTAGTGCGGCATAGATATTACCATCTAAATCTGCATATACTAATTGAGTTGTTACCTTACCTAGTAAAGTATTAGAAGTTATTTGTGACCAACCACCAATCTTTTCAGGTAGGCCGTACCTAAACCTAACAAAGTCACCGTCAGTCCATTGACCCTCTGCACCTGTTTGAGTTACTTGTTTATTAAATCCTGGTTGTATTTGTACATTTGTTAAAGGCATTCGATATTATATCATTTTTGATCTATGTTTTCTATAATACTAAATCTTATAATTATATAGAATACTCTAATGTTAAGACAATTTTTTTGTCCACATCTGTGTG